CGGCGGCTGGATGATGGAGGGCCTGCAAATCGGCATCAATCAGGGCGCACCGCGCCCGCTCAACGCCATCGGCGGCGTGGCTTCGGATTTGCAACAGCGTTTCACAAACCACACCTCATCCTTGGCCGCCTCAATGGCCGCTAACAGTGCCGAACTCTCTGCCGCACGGCAGGGCGCGGCCGCAGCGGGAGGGATAACGGTACATTTTTCGCCGACCATCCATGCGCCGGGCGGTAATCCTCAGCAGATTGAGGCTGCACTGCAAATCGGTTTGCGTGAATTTGAAGCAATGTTCCGCCGTATGATGGAAGACAAAGAACGGAGGGCTTATTGATGTATGCGATGTTAGGTGATGTACGCTTTGAGCTTTTAAACAGCTTTACTTCGCTGGAGATGGAACATGCGGCGAACTTCGCCAAACATGAGGTCTTAAAAGGCCGACCGCGGCTGCAGGCCTTGCAAAACGAACTGACGACACTGCGTTTTTCTCTCAAGTTGCATTGGCGGCTGGGCAATCCCGATACGGCTTATAAGGGTCTGCTGTCGGCTTTGGAAGCGCAGCAGGCGGTGTCTTTGGTTTACGGCAGCGGTCGTTTTGTCGGATGGTTTGTGCTTGAGCGGTTGACGGAGCGCACGTTGATTCAGGACGCGCAAGGTCGGACGGCGGCGCGGGAATTGGATGTAGAGCTGACCCAGTTTGTCGGCGACCCGAATAATCCGCTCCCGACTCCTGCCGTCAAGTTGGGCGGTCAAAATCCGCTCCTGTCCTTATTGCCGGAGAGCGTGCAGGCAAAAGCAGGCAAATTGATTTCGGCGGTGGAAAAAGGTGTGAAAATTTACCGCGCCGCTGAAGCGGGTATCAGCGATATGCAGAATCTGATACAGGCTGCCAAAAATCTGAAAAACGACCCGTCAGGGGCATTAAACCTGTTAGGGGACGCACTCAATATTGGCGGCAGCACTTTAGGACGGCTCAATGCCTTGCCGGAGGTAACAGCGGTTTTCGGCGACATAAAAGGCGCGGCTGAATTTGCATTGCAGGCCGGGCAAGCGGCCAACAGGCTGGGCGGTGCCGTCGGTGCATTGCGTGCCGGGTATGAGAGCGGCTCCATCGGCGGCTGGCTGACTGCCGTCGGGGAAGGTGTTGCCGAGGCATCTGATGCGATGGCAAACGGCTCTGCCGCTGCCCAGGCTTTGACCGGCTGGTTGGCGGCAAGAAAGGATAAATGATGAGTGCGGTAATACGCTACACCACCCAAGACGGCGACCGCTGGGATTTGATTGCGCACAAGCATTACGGCAATGCGCTGTTGATTGACGGCCTGATTGCGGCCAATCCTCACTTGCCGTTGGCGGAGGAGTTCGCAGGCGGTCTGACGGTCTTTGTCCCCGTACTTGAAACCAAACCGAAGAACAACCAAGAGGAGCTACCGTGGTGGATGCGTTAGGTGCGTTTTTAAAATCAAAAGGCCTTGACGGTGGCGGCAGCACTCATCCGGTTACTATGCCCGATTTTGTCCTGTCTTACGAAGACAAGGATATAACGGCAGATGTCGCGCCTTATCTGATTTCGTTCAGTTATACCGATTACCTTGAGGGGCAGTCGGACGAATTGCAGGTTGAGTTTGAGGATGCGGACGGACGCTGGCTGCGTAATTGGTATCCCGAACAGGGCGATACTTTGTCTTTGAGCCTGGGCGACCAATTTACCGGGCTGTTGTCTTTTGGCAAATTTGAGATTGCCGAGATTGAGTACAACCATCCGCCGTCGACGGTCAGCCTGAAGGCACTATCGACCGGGATTACCAAGTCTAGCCGCACTTTGCGCGGTAAGGCTTATGAAAACACGACTCTGGCCGCCATTGTCCGTCAGGTGGCAGACCGTCTGAAGTTGGAGGTAACGGGTACGGTCAAAAACATCCCCATCAAACGTGTGACGCAGTATCAGGAGCGCGACATCGAGTTTTTGGCACGTTTGGCGCAGGAGTACGGCCACAGCTTTAAAATCGTCGGCAACAAACTGGTATTTGCCGATAATGCCGAGCTAAAACAGCGTCCTGCCGTTGCCGTATTGCTGCCCGAGGACATCATCCGTATCCGCCTGCGCGATTTGATTAAGGGGGTTCCGTCTAAAGTAGATGTCAAAGGCTACGACCCGAAATCCAAACAGACCGTGTCGGCGAGCCGCAGCAGCAAATCAAGACGCGGCAAAGCCAAACACGGCAGTACGGGCGATACATTGCGTATCGTGCCGAATAAGGGTGAGAGCGCTGCGCAATTAAATGCCAGGGCAGATGCCAAATTGGCGGATGCGCAGGACGACCAATGTGCGGGTACCGTTACACTGGTCGGCAATGCGGTGTTGGTGGCAGGTCAAATGGTACGGCTTAAAGGATTCGGCAAGTTTTCGGGGAAATATCTGGTCAAGCAATCAAGACATGATTTCACACGCCACGGCGGATGGACGACCGAATTGGAGATAAAAATGACGGAGTATGTCGCAGACAAGGAGCAAACCAATGAACACTCATGATTTTACGGCAACCCTACAATTTGGCATAGTCTCGGCGGTAGATGAAAATGGTCACAATCTGCGCGTTAAAATTCCTGCATTGGAAGACCTGGAAACCGACTGGCTGCCGATGATCACACCAGCCGCCGGTGGAAATCAGTTTTATAGCCTGCCCGAAGAGGGTGAGCAAGTTGTCTGCTTGCTGGACGCTCGCGGCGAAAACGGCTGTGTGATTGGATCGATTTACAGTACGGCCGATAAACCTCCTGCCAGCAATAAAGACAAATGGATACGCCGATTTAAAAATGGCACTGTAATTGAACATGACCGCCAAACGGCTGAAGTTTTGGTGAAAACGAAAGGTGTAGTTACGATTGATGCCGATATGGTGGTGAAAAAGACTTTGACTGTTGAAGGTTTATTTACCTACACCGCAGGTATGCTGGGTAAAGGTGGCGACGGTGCATCGGCAGTAATTGATGGAAGCCTTGTCACAACAGAAGATGTGACTGCGGGTGGTATTTCGGTGAAAGGCCATATCCATGATGGCGATAGTGGTGGAAAAACCAGCTCCCCCCTTACTTGAAAATATTTCAAATGGCTACATTATTGAGGCCTCATTATCTCTTTCTATAAAGGATTACCTTATGAATATTGAGCAACACCGTAGCAAAATTAGTCAGATTATTTTCCCCAATGAACCTGAATATATTAATCCTGATACTGAGTTTAGCATTTGTAAAAAGGATAATTTGATTGAATTGGCACGGTTATTTTATGAAAAATACAAATACATTCCAGATAATAATTGGGTACGATTAATTGAACTGATGTTTTCGACAAATAGTTTGGAAATAATAACCTGTGAAGATTTGATGCGCTTCTATCAAACAATAGAAGAACACGGTTGTGCCAATGCCTTAAAAACATTAGATAATTATCCCCCTTATAAGAATTACATGATTACCGCTTCTTATGAAAAAGCTATTGGTGTATTGGATGAGAGATACGAGTATTATTGTAGGCCAGATTTCTCTGCAACTATTCCGCGTTAATTTGTAAATAATCCCTGTATTGCTCAAAAGTAGTTTTAAACCGCATTAAAAGGCGTTTCAGACGGCCTTCTCTACAATCCCTGTATCTATAAGCGATACAGGGATTTTTTGATGTTCTACGCCGCACCTATCTCGAAACACTGGCAGCTCACGCCCGAAGGCTCGGGCGTGGTTCAAGGTGCGGACGACATCGACCAATGTATCCGTAATATCCTGTCCACCCGCAAAGGTGCGGACGTTACCCGTCCTGATTTCGGCTCCGACCATTACAAATGGCTGGACACACCCGAAGACGTGTTTGTCCCCAATATCGTCCGCTCGATCATGTTGGCAATACAGACGTGGGAAAAGCGGGTAGTAGTCGAAGACATTATTTTCGGCGGCGCTGCGCCGCATCTGACGATGACGGTTTACTGGCGCGTCGCGGATGAGGTAGCGGGCGAGATTTATAGCACAGACATCAGATTGGAGCAGGCGGCATGGATTTGAGCAAACTCAATCGGGACGAGGTTAAGGCGGTTCCGGACGACCTAGCCGAAATCTTGGCGCAAACCATCGCCGATTATGAAGCCCGCAGTGGTAAAACCCTGCAACCCGCCCACATCGAGCGTCTTCTCATCAACACCTATGCCTATCGTGAGACTTTGGCGAGAAAAGCATTCAATGAAGCCTATCGCCAACAGCACCCGCGTTTTGCAACGGGGTTGATGTTGGATTTATGCGGCGATGACGTTAACACCCCGCGGCTTGAAGCCTCCGCCGCCAGATGCACCATCCGTTTTACGTTAGCTACCTCCAAAGCGGAGCCTGTTTTGATTGCACAAGGCACTCAAGTGGCCGCCGGAGCGACCGTGTTTCGGACGGTTGCATCCGGCACGCTCTCGCCGTCAAACCGTACTTTGGATTTGGAGGCTGTCTGCCTCCAAACCGGCGTGTCCGGTAATGGTTTTGCCGCTGGGCAGGTTAATACACTTGTCAATCCGATTGACGGCGTTACAGCCGTCAACACTACTGTGCCGACAGGCGGCGCGGCGGAAGAATCTGATGAGGCATACCGACAGCGCATCCTGCTTGCACCGGAAAGTTTTAGTGTTGCAGGCCCTGTCGGGGCTTATGAGTATTTTGCTCGCCGTGTCAGCCCTGCTATTTGCGACGTACATGTGGGCAATCTGCAAAGTTCCGACGGCGCGCCGATAGGCGGACAGGTTCGGGTAACGGTATTGACCAAGACCGGCCTGCCGTCATTGGAGTTGATTAACGAGGTGCAAAGAGCCTTGTCCGGGGAGCGCGTCCGTCCGCTGTGCGACACGGTAACCGTTGCGGCCCCGTCCGTAGTGGATTACACGCTGGATGTCGAGCTGGTTTTATTTACCGGGACAAACACGGCCGAAGTGGTCGCCGCCGCAAAACAGGCATGGGCGGCATACGAGGCAGCCCGCCGCGAAAAACTGGGCTTGGACATCGTACCTTTGGATATCCAGACCATCCTCAAAGTTGACGGTGTTTACAACGTCATCCTGAAAAAACCGACATTGACGGTCATCAAACCGGATCAATGGTCGCGTTGTACCTCCATCAATATCGGCACGTCGTCCGAGACGGCGGAAGGGTAGTACATGGCCGAACTGACTTACGCCGAAATCATCGAACGCGACCAGCGTTATCGGATGCTGGCCGATTTGGGCTTGAGGATGAGCGACATTGACGCGGTAAAACTGATGCCGCGTTTGACGGAGCTGGTCGCCCCCGAGCACTTGGAACTGTTGGCCGAGAGCCGCAGCATCTTGGGTGCCGACGGCTACTGGCTGGCCGAGAGCGACCAAACGCGCCGAAAACTGATTAAAGGCGCGTACCTGCTGCACCGCTACAAAGGCACGCCCTGGGCAATACGCGAGATTGTGCGGCGGTTGGGATTCGGCGAAGTCGAAATTACCGAAGGCTATGGCAACAAACGGCATAACGGCGAAATCGTCCGCAACGGCCGACATGCCTACGGCCACAGCGACCGCTGGGCACACTACCGCATCACGATGCCTCATGCCATCACCAATGACCAGGCCGATCTGCTGCGGCACACCCTGAGTGCATTTGCACCGGCACGCTGCGTTTTAGCCGCACTCGATTACCAACATGCGGCCTTAAGGCACAACGGCCGCGCCTTGCGCGACGGCAAATTCAACAGAGGAACTGCATAAAGGAACTGACAGATGGCAAATTTAACCGAAATCAACCGCTGGGAAGCGGGCATCTACCAGTTGGAAACCTCCGACCCCGTGATGGGCGGCCCCAACGGCATCGACAACCGTGCACCGCGCGAACTGGCCAACCGTACCCTGTGGCTGAAAACCGAACTGGCCAAAGCCGTTGCCCAGATTGGCGCAAATCAAACCGAGGCGGCGCAGGCTTACGCCTTAAAAACCGGCCAAATCACCGCAGGTGCAGGCCTGACGGGCGGCGGCACGCTGGCGGCCAACCGCACCATCTCCCTGGGGCAGCCTGCCGACCTGACCGAAACCAGCGAGAGCGTGGCCGCCAGCAATACCCACAGCCACAAACTGCCCCGAGCCTCATCTACCGCGCGCGGCATAGTCAGAGTGGCCAATACGCTGACCGGCACGGCAACGGATGATGCCTTGTCGGCCGCCACGGGCAAAAAACTGGCCGATGAAAAGCTGGGCAACAGTGGCGACCAAACCATTACCGACGGCACATTGACCGTCGGTCGAGCGAACACGTGGCATAAAATTATCATGCCGTCCGGACGGGGTAATTGGATATTTGAAACCAATCCAACTGCCGCCGAAAACGTGGCTGACAGTATCCGTTTCAACTTCAAATTCGAGGAGCCTGGGAAAAAGATAAAAGCACTGCGCTTCCATGCCATTGGTACGGATGGTGAAACTGTAGCCTACCAAAGCTGGGTGGCCGCAAAAGCGGCAGAAGCGGCAGCGGGAAAAGCAGACACCAAAAAACTGACCGAAGAAGACCTCAACAGCATCACTATCCCCGGCATCTACGGGCAAAGACTAAACGTTAATGCTACAGCAGAGCGCAATTACCCTACGCGCAAGGCAGGCAGCCTGTTGAGTATGCCGTCTGCGTATAACAGCGATACCGACATCGCCTCGCATCAGATTTATATCCCGTTCGACGTCGATGAAATATGGCGGCGCGGCAAGCGCAACGGAGGCCGCTGGACTGAGTGGGCAAAAATCACCGTATCGCCCGCAGAGCTGACTGCTGCTGTCGAATCGTCCGTGCCATCCGGTGCGGTGATGCACTTTGCCATGCAGTCCGCACCCACGGGCTGGCTGAAGGCCGACGGTTCGGCCGTTTCGCGCACGCAGTATCCCGCTCTATTTGCAGCCATCGGCACAACGTTCGGCGTAGGCGACGGCCGCACCACCTTCAACCTGCCCGACCTGCGCGGCGAGTTTGTGCGCGGCTGGGACGGCGGGCGCAACATAGACCCGGGACGCGCATTCGGGTCGGCGCAAGGCGACGCCATCCGCAACATTACTGGCTCAATCGATACAGGCATCAACAATGGGCATCAACTCTTTGACGAGGCCACTGCCACGGGCGCACTGGCTATAAGCCAGCGGCGGTGGAAGGCATGGACTAGCGATACCCAAGACGGCAGAAACAACCCGTCAGCATTTGACTTCGACGCATCGCGCGTCGTCCCCACCGCCGCCGAAAACCGCCCGCGCAATATCGCACTGTTGGCCTGCATCAAAATCTAGGGGGGGCGATATGGATAAATCAACAGGCCGTCTGAAGGCGGTAGCCGCTTATGCCAAATCCGTCGGCATTGCCGCCGACCAACTGATTAACGCTGTGCTGGGCGGCCGTCTGAAACCCTGTCCGTCCGCGCCTACCGCCTCGGCGTGTTGGATGGCCGGACAGGTTGGCGGAGCGTCGTTTGGTTCATCAACACACTGTTTTGGTGGCAGAAAAAGCATTGCCGGGGCGCGTATGCCGCCGCCGTCAACCGATGCACATACAAAAATAAAAACCCTGCCGACGTATGGCAGGGCGGAATCCACAAACGATAAAACGGCTGCGCGGCGGTGTTGTCCGCACCGTGCTCCGCGCCAGCCTCAGCAGCGATAGCCTGCATCAGCCTTTTTTACCGTCCCCTGCAGGGGAGGCGGATTTTACCACC